GGACCAAATAAGTACAACAACTTTCACTAAATTACCAAGAACTTCACTCTTATCTTCATCATGGTCCTTATGCTCTTCTACTTTAGCTTTGGGTTTTCCAAGCATGAGTATAGAGTAAGGCAAAATTATTTAGGATAAATAATTGAAATTATGTTTTGAATTATGTCTGTCTCTATTGTTACTCTAATAAATGGTGATCATATTATCTGCGATCTCCAAGAAATGTTTGATGATGAAGAAAAAACCAGAGGAATTGGGTTTGCTTTCAAACTTCCATACGTTATGACAACAGAAGATGTTGATGGTCAAGACGTTGCAGTAAGATTTGATGTATGGAATCCATATAGTGTTGATAAACTATATCAAGTTCCATACGAAAGGGTTGTGTGCGTCTCCGCTCCACAACCCGATCTAGAAAACTTATACCGAGAGAAGACTGGTCTAGTCAGGTCCCCAGACGACAGCGGCGATCTGTTGCACCCTGAGGTCTTGAGAGGATAAGTCATCACCCTTCTGTAATACATGGCGATGGAGATTAGATGAAATCTCCACGCCATTTTTTAATACCTGATATCTTTCTCTAACTTGAATCATATCATTAGATGTGATTTCAATTTTATCAACAAATGTTTTTTCTTCAAAAACGTCTTTCTTTTTTCTAGCCATAATTATGATCCTTTATAAATGATAGTTCCAGCAAGTCTTTGCTGTGATATTGAAGAGTTTGGAAGATCAAGTCCACCAGGAAGTGTCATCTCAACATAAGATGCACCAGGAACTGCTCTAACAAAAATGCTATCAGCACCAGTGTACTCTTGGAAGGTTATAAAAGCTCCCCATGCTTGATCAGTACCAGTAGATGCTAGCACACCAAAAGGTAATCCACCAATCAGAACTTGCTCACCAGCATTAGGAGTTCCTGCTGTGCCTTCGTAAGTAATATCAAAGGTACAAGATACCATATCACCAACTCTAGTATACGTTCCTTTAGGGAACACTAATGTATACTCTGCGAGTGTAGCGGGATTAGTAGCATCAGGAGAATCAATTGAAATAATATCTCCATCTGCATATCCAGTTCCAGCACTCAGAACACGAACATTTACTGGATTACCTCCACCATCAAGACTATCATAAGTAATTGTCAAATCATTATTACCACTTCCAGTCACAACAGTTGTTGTACCATTGACAGTAGAAGGAGCCGTATATCCTGCTCCATTAGTTTGTACGGTAAGAGCAACATACTTATAACCATATGAATCTACTGGAGTCCAAGTTCCCTCCTCATACTCATCAAGAATTTCATTTACAACTTGAACTCCAACACCAGTTGCATCATTACTAGCAGAGAAATCAATGCCTTTACCAGCAGCAACAACTACGTTGCCATCAATAATTTCTAGGTCTCCATCTTGAGCAAACTTAGTATGCTCAGACATTGTTCCTGCAGTGTCCTTACAGTAGATTTGGATCTTACCAGCACCGCCTGCACCATCTCTAGAACCTTGGATGTAAGCATTCTCTTCATTAGTATCCCAGAAAGCAATCTTACCTAAGTTGATACCATCAGTGATGCCTGATGTTCTTTGAACTCTAACTTCTAGGTTATCACCTTGAGCAAGATGAACATAGGACAGTGGATTGTTTGTACCATATCCAAGTGCTGTATTAGTAAGGCGAATCCTTTCTCCATCAGCAGTATCCAAACCACCACTAGTATGAATAGTGAGTGTATTAATAGCAGGAACTTTTAGTCTAGGACCACCATCATTCATTTGGAATTCTGGATCTGCTCCAGACATTCTAATATCACCAGCTACATCTAGAGTTGCTCCTGGTGTTGCTTGGTTAATACCAACACGAGTATTTGCAGTATCTGTTGCTATTAGAGACGTGGCAACAGTAAGATCACCACTAATTGTTGCTGCTGCTGTGTTGTTTACAGCAAGAGCAGTAAGTGTACCAACAGAAGTTAGTGAAGATGAAGTAACACCAGCTCCAAGTGATGCCGTACCAGTAGAAGGACCAACTTGAGTAGCACTCAGTACAACAGCATCGTTGATTCTATATGACTTTCCAGTGAAGAGGTTGAAGTTTTCACTAGAGGACCATGATGTGACTGAGTTTACATACTTGATACTCTTATCAGTCGTTCCCTTCAATATAATTCCACCATCATCAGCTAGTGCATCAGTTGGTGTATCTGCTTTTCCTAGTTCAATATTTTTATCTTCTACCTCAATCGTTCCTACATTGACAGTAAATGTATCTCCAGATACCAAGAGATCACCAGTAACTGTGAGATCATTATTAACAGTAACAGTGCTAGTATCATTACCAAGAGACAAATTATAACTAGAGTCTCCAGTAATCCATGCGGTAGGACCAGAACCAATGATTAGTTGACGATCTCCTGCTGCTCCATAAGTAGCACTATCAGAAACAGTTGCTTCATCAGCAGGTCCAATGACAACGTTTCCAGTACCAGTAATATTATATCCAGCACGATAACCTATGGTTACGTTAGCATCACCCGCGCTATTTGTATATTGTGATTCAAATCCAAGAGAGGTATTGTTAGCACCAGAAAGAACAGCTCTAGCAGCACTAGAACCAACTGCTGTATTTCCAGCACCAGTGCTAGCAGTCAGTAGTGCATCATTTCCAACAGCAGTGTTGTCATCCGCATCACTATTCAATGCTGCTTGAGATCCTACTGCGGTTGATCTAGCACCAGTTGAATTATTATTCAAGACAGCATATCCAACACCAGTGTTGGTAGATACTGCTCCACCACCTCTACCCAATGTCATTGGGTTCGATGTATTTCCTCTGATAGTAATATCATTATTTTGGAAATCAGTTTGTCCCTTGACAGTAAATGTATCGGTAGAACTAGCGTTTGATGTGAAGTCTCCAGTAACTTCAAGATCATTATTGATTGTAGTAGTACCGCTAGTAGCACCGATATTGATATCAGTTCCACTACCAAATGCATTTACTGTAGTAACAGTAGTGTTCAGAAGATCGAAAGATGTACTGGATGATGTAATACTCGTAGAGATAGCAGGAGATGTATTAAATACTGCAACTCCTGTTCCAGTTTCATCGGAAATAATTGCTCTAAGTTCTGCAGAAGTTCCTTCCGATAAATTAGTAAAGTTTAGATTGCCATCATAAAGAACAGAACCACCCGATCCAAAGTTTACAGATGAAGAATCTGTTCCAGAAAAAGATAACGTATTAGATATTGTAACTACTTTTGCATCACCAATGGAAAGAGTTCCACTGTTTATTGTGCTGATTGTAAGACCGTTGATGCTTGTAGCACTAGCAACTCCAAGGTCTGGTGTTATTAGTATAGGAGTATCTAAAGTTTTGTTAGTTAGAGTTTGTGTTCCTGTAACGTACACATCACCAGGATTATCCCATAGAACCGTGCTTCCATCTGTTCTCAAATACTGTCCACTAGTACCGTTAGATCCACCAATAGCGATACCACTACCAGTGAGGTCTAAACTATCACCGCTTATCAGTTCTTCAATTTTCTTTGAAACTGCATTAACAATAAGAGGAAAACGATCAGCCATCTAACTTAACCAAGTGGATACTAGTGCTCTTGTTTATTTATGCCTCATACCTCCCTTTGAGAGCATTATAGTTTTGTGCGACTTCTGCTGCTGTGAGTGCTTTATTGTAAACAAGAACCTGAGAAATTTTGCCTTCAAAAGCTCCAGAATTAACGTTGTTGTTTCCAATAGTCAACCCAGAAGATGTGCTTGGCAGGGTAGAGATTTCACTAGAAGTTTCAATACTAACTCCGTTTTTATAGATTGTTAGGTTGCTTCCTGAATGAACTACCACGAAATTTGCCCATTCGTCTAAAGTCACGCAATTTGCTACTGTGATTACATTGCCCACGTTTGGCCAATATCTAATTCCAGAGGTTACAGTTGAATTGTTTAAAAAGAATCTGTACGAATCGTTGCTGTCAATTATCCTGCCGTAATTGTTTTCGCCAAAGCCTGATGGGTTGATCCATGCGCTTATTGTCACAGTTGGGGTTACATCTATTGAAGAGCTGTCTGAAATGCTAACAAGATCATCACTTCCGTCAAAAACTATAGTACCACCATTATCAGAACTATAAGTAGGTCCGTTAGTGAGAGTTCCATTATTACCACTACCACTCAAATCAGTCCAAGTGGTTCCAGAACCAGGATAAGAACTAGTATTCCCAGCATCAAGATATAATACAAGTCCATCAGTCACTATGTCTAGTCCTGGTGCGACTGTATTGTAGATGGCAGTTCTTGGAAACGTCTGCCCAGTAACTCTCTTACCTTTTCTCTCTTGAAGATATCCAACAGATGGTCTTGGATTTTCTACATGTAGATATCTATTTGGACTACCTTGTCTAGATGAGTTGTCATCATATCCACCACCAGCAAGATCAAATGTCATGTCTCCAATTATTGAATGATTTTGCAGATATCCAATAAAATCATCTTGTGTATATCTTTCTTTGCCTGATGCTAGACATGCAGCAATACCACACACCTGTGGAGATGCCATACTAGTACCACTTTCGGGATAAAAATAGTTTGCAGATCCTTGAGTATACTTACTATCAACTAAACCGCCACTATTTCCATAAGCAGAAAGAATATTTTGTCCAGGAGCAAACACATCAATAGCAGGACCATAATTTGTAAAGACTGCTCTCCTAAAGTTTGCTTGATTGCTTATAGCACCAACATTGATAGATCCACTGTCAGGAGAGTTAGGCCATCCACCTCTCATATAATAATAAGTGCCAACTCCAGTAATCTGAATCGCATTGTTCCAATTTGGTCCATTAACTGTCTCAAAAAGCAAGTTATCATTACCAGCAGCACCAATAATTACAACGCCATCATTGATTGCATCAATAACATCAGCACTTACTGCAGCACTCCATGCAGGAATGACATCAACACCAAATCTTACACCAAAATCTGTTTCAACTCCTGCCTCTGTCCATCCAGATGGTCCAGGATTTCCAGCATTGTATACAACTCCTTGGTATTGGACTGCAGCAAGATCTCCAAAAGTCAATAATCCACTGCCAGTTGTCATGGGGACAATGCCACCATAACTATGGTTTGTTATAGTTGGATTTCGATATCCAGCAGCATTAAGTGGTTTATTCAGATGAAATGCTCTCAAATAATCAAAGATTAGCAACGCTGGAAACTGTTGTCCTGATAACCAAGGATCAGTGATTGCCATGTTGTAGATGTTCGCTTCCCGTGCCCACCCATAGTGCTGACCAGCAACAGTTCCACAAACATGATTACCATGGAACTGTGGTGTTGCATCATTAGTTCCATATGTAATTGTTCCTGTTGGAAGAGTTTGACCATCATCATCAATAGATCCAACAGCACTATTCAACTCATTGAACCATTGATACTGTACAAATCTCGTTTGATTAGAGGTAGGACTATACCACTCTTCACTATCATACGATACAGGATCATCGCAGATAACTACATCAACATACCTACCATTGCTGAATACTTCTACAGCCTCGTTTACTTGTTCGTATGTTCCACCTTGATTGATTGCTCCAAATTGCGCTTTGCCTCTTTGTACTTGATCACCAGCACAATGAAGATGTCCCCATTGAAAATCATTCGGACTAACAGTTGCTGGAGCTACAGTATCAGCTTTCCAGAAGTTACCAGTTACAGCATACGGTTCATTGTTAATTGTCTGTCTTCTAACATAAAAACTATCTACTGCTTTGACATCCCACACTCTAGAATCCTGGCGCAGTTGTTCTGCCTGTTCCTCTGTCATCATGTAGTGAGTGTTCCTACTAAGAGGACGCTTCATTACCAAAGGAAAATTGGTAAGTTGCATCTCATTGTAAAACTGCTCCAGGTCTTCTTTCCTGTGGAGCGTTACAACGTATTCCTTATCCATATCAAGCCTCTAGTTGAACGTAGTGTAATGTTACTGTAATACTAGCAGTAGAACCACTCTTGTTTACAACCTTCGCATAAGTTTCAGTACCAGCAGAGTCGCTGAAACATATAGTTCCAGGAGTAATCAACTGAGTAGCAGCACCTGCAGTGATGACTTCTGCAAGAACACCAGATCCAGGAGTAGGATCAGTAGTTTCAGATCTACCAGAATCATTTGTTCTAGCAGTTGTGCTGCTGTATAAAGTTACCCAAGCAGCATGTGATGTTTGAATCTTCAAAAGAGCATATGTCTTTGGAGTAGTGATTGTTATATTGGCAGAACCATTACTAGTGACATTTGATGCTGTTGTAAATGCAGTTGTTCTTGACTGCAGTCCGCTAGCTGCAGCACCCCATGTTACATTACCAGCACCATCACTGGTAAGAACCTGACCGCTGGTTCCATTGCTAGTTGGATAAGCAAGTCCGCCAGCAGTTAGTTGACCAGGAATTTCTACATTTCTTGTATTTCCAGAACTAGTTCCTTTGATCCATGGATAACTAGAGTGTCCTATCCACAAAGAATCACTTGTGCTGGTAGTAAAACCTGCTGTTCCACCATTCATATAGTTGCCACCATTAATAATGACATTGTTAGAACCAGTAG